CTCTACCATCAACATCTATCAGTTGAATGAAAATGATGAGAGAGTGTATGGTTGTCAAATAAGAGAAGTGTTTCCAAAATCAGTTAATCCAATAGAATATACTAATGAGACAGCAAGTGCTCAATTAGATTTACAGGTTGCATTTGCGTTCAAGGAGTGGGTAGAGTTGGATGATTTTGGTAGATCACCCAATCCTCCAGCGATTAGAGAGACTAACCCAACAATACATTACCCATCTAACCCAATTGATAGAGATTTGAGAGCAGAACAGAATGCTAAAGAACAGATAGCAGAAGCTCAAAGAATATTACAATCGGTTGGGGGTCAGCAGGAAGGTGACTAGTAAATCTATGTATGAAACACAGATAAATAATAACACATTATGAGGAGTATATAATATGGCATTACCATTGCTAAAAACGCCAAAACATGAATTGATAATTCCATCCACAGGCGAAACACTTGAATACCGTCCATTCTTAGTTGGGGAAGAGAAATCACTTCTTCTTGCACTAGAAGGCGGTGAGGATAAAGACATTAGTGAAGCAGTCATGCAGACTGTATCACAATGTACATTTGGAAAATTGGATATTAAGAAGATGCCAATGTTTGACATTGAATACATCTTTCTCAATATTCGTATGAAGGCAGCAGGTTCTATTGCAAAAGTAAAACTGTTATGCCCAGATGATAACGAAACATATGTCGATGCAGAAATCGACTTAGAGAAGGTAGAAGTATTTTTTCCAGAAGGACATGAGAGTAACGTAAAACTAAGTGATGATATTGGAATGGTATTAGACTATCCAAATATTAACATGACAGGTGACTTGATGGGTGTTGGTGCAGATACAGCATGGACAATCATTAAGAGATGTATCAGACAAATTTATGATGCAGAAAATGTTTATGAACGTGCAGATATGGACGAAAAAGAATTAGATGATTTCTTGGGGCAGTTAGATGCAAGTATGTTCAAAAAGGTTGAACAGTTTTTTAATACAGTTCCAAGACTACAACATGAAGTGACTGTGAAAAATCCCAACACTGGTGTTGAAAGTAAGATTATGCTTGAGGGGCTACAGAATTTTTTCGGTTAGCCCTTTCGCATGATAACCTAACAAATTATATGAAAGTGAATTTTGCGTTGATGCAACATCATAATTATTCACTGAGTGATTTAGAGGAAATGTTGCCGTGGGAAAGGGAAGTCTATCTCAATTTGTTACTACAACATATTGAAGAAGAAAACATGAGAATGAGACACAATAAATTAAACCAAAAATAAAGAGGTCTTAAACATGGCAGAGGCAAAAACAGTAACCGTAGATGAAGAGGTTGCGAAAAAAGATACTAACGGTGATGGACACATTTCCTTAGAAGAATTGGAGATGGATTTGGAATTCAAAAGAAAAGCGCTTGAAGATGCAGATGCTCGTAGAGATGCTATGCGTCAGATGGCATGGTTTGCGTTATTTGGTATGCTATTATATCCATTTGCAGTAGTAATTGCGAATTGGATTGGACTTGAAAGTGCCGCAAAGATACTAGGTGATATGGCCGCAACATATTTTGTTTCTGTTGCTGCAATTGTCGCTGCATTCTTTGCTGGTAATGCTTACGCAGATAAAAAGAAGTAAGGTAAGTAAATGGCAACCCTCGCAGAAGTAACCAAAAAACTTTCTGAACAAACAGCAGAAAATGTTGCAGAAACACAAAAACTGAATAAGTCGAATGTAACACTTCGTACCAATGTTGTTGATTTGAAAACGGCAGTTCAAAATTCAGCAAAAGCAACAAAGAGAGTTGAGTTTCTAGAAAGTCTGTTAGACAAAAACAATGTAGGTTTAGCAGATACATTTAAGGATACACTTGCAGGGCCATTAGGACAACTTGCAGATGCCATTCCAGGCAAAGCATTCTTACTACCATTCCTTAAACTTGCGGCACAAAAAACCCCATTAAAGGGGTTTCTAGAACGTAGAAGAGATGCCGCTCGTGATAAACTACAGACAACAAAAGCGACTACTGCAATCGAACAGTCTGGTGCTAAATTTGATAATGAAGAAGAAAAACAAGCGGCAATTGAAAGATTGAAACTTGAGATGCAGAAAAAAGAACAAGAAGTTCAGATTGCAGAAAAGAACAAACAAATATCTGATATGCTTGGACTTGAGATTGATAAGTTTGAGTCGATTGTTGGTAAGACTGAAGAAGTTGAAGAGAAAGCAGAAAAAGCAGCAAAGGGCGGTTCTGGTTCAGCAATTGCTGATACTGGTGGTGGTGCAAGTAGTGCCGCTATGGTTGAGGAACAAAGAGATTCAGAAAGAGCATCAGAACGTAGACACCGTGAACTTATTGATGCAATAAAAGGTGGTGCTGGTGGTGATGCACCGGCAGATACAGGTAAGGGTGCGAAAGGGCCTCTAAAAGGAGTTGGTGGTGTTATTAAATCTATTGGACAGGGGTTCAAATATCTAGGTAAAAATCTTGCAAGTATTGCTAAAGGTGCTCTCGCAATGGGATTGATGGGAGCATCACTTATTCCCTTTGCACTTGCAGCAATAAAATTCAATGACGTAGAATGGGATTCACTTGCTAAGGCGGGCGCTGCTCTACTTGGACTTGCCGGTGTTGCATTTATACTTGGTAAGGCATCTGGTTCTATGATTACTGGCGCATTGGCAATAGGTGTCCTTGGTGGTGCATTATGGGTTGCTGGTAAAGGTTTCCAACAGTTCGCAGAACTTGATTGGAAAACCATTGGTATGGGATTTGTTGCAATTGGTGGACTAGGTATTCTTGCTGCAGTTTTAGGAACTGCACTCCCATTCATCATTCCTGGCGCAATTGCAATTACAGCACTTGGTGTCGCATTAATACCATTTGCATATGCAGCAGGACTTGCTGCACCAGCATTAACTGAGATTGCAAATGCGTTTGGATTATTTGCAGATGTTCCCATAAAAACCTTGTTTTTGGTGCCTGTCGCACTTGCGGCAATTGGTGCTGGATTACTTGCTCTGTCTGCTGGTGGACTTGGTTCAAGTGTTATGGACTTTATTGGTGGGTTGTTCGGTGGAGACAGTCCTATTGAAAAACTTGTCAAACTGGCAGAATCAGCGCCAGGCGTAGTCGCACTTGGCGCTGCAATGAGAAGTTTTGGTAATGATGTTGATGCCATGATGGCTGGACTTGATAAAATGGATGTGGACAAAGTTGATAAGTTTTCAGAAGGGATTGAAAAGTTTGTAGACTCCATGCCTGGCGTAATTGGAACGGCAAAGATTGCTGCATTTGCGGCGGCATTTGCATCTATCGCTGCATCGGCGGGTATCGCTCCAGCAGTTGCAAGTGGTGTAGAAGCGGCAACTGGTGAAGTTATTGAAGTTCAACAGAATCCAAAAGCATATGTTGCAAAGAGACAAACTCAACAAACAGCGTTACCCACACAAGAACAAGATATTCCAGAAGATATTCAAACTGAAACTGGTGAAACAATCGTAACCCAAAAAGATTCTACTGAAGTTCCAGAGGGCAAAGTTAAAGTCAAATACAAGGGTCAGACAGTTCTTGTTGATAGAGAGGATGCAGAAAAGGTTAAAGCAATTGATGAGGAAATGATTCAGATTGCTGATCAACGTGAACAACTAAGAGAAGATTATCAAAATACGCCGGGGTATAAAAGACTTCAGAAAAGAAGAATTAAAGATGCTGATAAACAGTTGATGAATAAACAAATGCAACTAGAAAAACAAAGGAAAGTTGCAATCGCATCAGCAGTTGGTGAAGATACTTCTAAAATAACTAGTGTTGCAGAAGATAAACAGGCGGTTGTTGATGCAATGGCGGGTAAGAGGTCGACACAATTACAAACTGCTCAGTCAGAGAATGCTGAACTGTCATCTGCACCTACAGGAACTACAAATATTGTTGCTCCTACAACAAACAACATCACAAACAATCAATCTAGTGGTGGTGGGGGTCAAGTTGTTCCTATTCCTATTAGCGAACCAGATCAGAAAACTAGATCTATGATTGCAAACAACTTTTAGTGATCGTAGATGTTAGGCCCATCTTTAACATAAACAGGTTTGCAGTAAGTAGTAATCCTATCTTTTGCTGGAATATAGTCTCTATACCTATAGTTACCATACTGTTTAGGAATCTTCTCTGCATAGTATAGACAGGTATTGATACTTCTGAATATCATAGGATTAGGTTGTTCTCTTCTATCGTCACCCACACCCAAAACAACAACTAGCATGAATGCGTGTATCATAACTCACCTAGTTCTTTTCTAAACTTCCATTGTGCATCTGCAATTCGTAGTTTTATACTACGAACAAGTTTTTCTGCTTCTGTTTCTGGGATATATGGTGGATTATGTATTTTATCATCCATCCACGCTACATAAAATAGCATACCAATTAAATATGTTGTGATAACAATCAATGCGATTAACATTAGTAACCTCTGTTTGCTTTATACTCTATTAACCACCAAGCACCACCAACAAGAATTCCAGCACAAAGTCCAATCAACAACACGATAGCAATAGTTTCAAAAACTTTTCTCTGTCTTTCTTGTTGATCGTATATTGCTTGTTGTCTCTTCTTACGAATCTCTGCTTCCATGCGTAGAAGTTCATCCCATGCACCAGGCCCTCGTGTCCAAGAAATCAATTTCTTGAGTTCATCACGCATATCCTCTGCCTTCTTTTTTGCCATGAAGGCAGCCATGGCTTCTTCTTCGACTGAACCAGCGTTAAATATTTTTTTGAATAGGGGTGGTTTCTTGGCATATTCATCTGCCTTCTTGAGGTCAGACATAGCGCCCATCCATCGTCCAAGATCAGAACCCATAGATTCTACATCACGGCCGACTTCAAAACCTTTTTTGATAAGATTAAATGCACTCGTGGCAGTCGCCAGAGCGGTAATTGGATCTATCATTTGTATTTCCTTGTTGTGTTACAAATGATAAGGAATAGTATTGTTTTCTTCTCAACTCACAATACTATTTATAAGGAAGGTTTAATCGGTGATATTAAATTTTAAATTTTCGTGATCTGGATAGTTGACTACTACAGGGCCTTCTGGACATTCATAGTCAATATGTGCAAGTAGAGTTGCTTCACCCTTTGGTATCATGTCGATGTGTTCTTCATTTATACTAAATGAAAAACCAAACTTATCTATCTTGTCACTAGCGGGGCCTGAGAACTTTGCAATACTAGGGGTTGCAGTGTGAACCATATATTTACTGTCTTTGACTTCAAGTCTAAATCCAGTAACTTTACAGTCATCTCTGTGTTTTTCTCTTGCAACGATAACATCAAAAGAACCATCTTTTGGGCCATCTGAAATTGTGAAATATTCTGGCGCCCAAGTAAGAATATCCTTACTTTCAATTTTATCCCATAAAGTATACCCTCCACCAATCAATGCAAGACTGGCAGTGACTACACCAATACCTTTGGTAATGTTCTCTAAATCGAAACTAATCATGTATCTATTTATAAAAAAAGGGAGACACCATTTCTGATGCCTCCCACTTCTTTCTAATTAGTAGTCTTTTTATGTGGTGTTACGACTCAGAGAGACTTACTGCACAAAGGACTTTACTACTATACCTTATTCATTCGCCAACTTTTCAAAGTATGACATTGCGTCATCATCGTCATCATCCACTGATGCCATAGCAGGAGCAGGTTCAGACTTAAAGGTTGGTGTGAATGGTACTTCATCTTCTTCTGCCATTGCAGCAGCAGTTTTTGTTGCAACAACAGTTCCAGATAGAACTGCATCCAAACGAGTTTTCAATTCATCATATGATTTGAAACTGCTGGGTGCATTGAACTCTGCAAGAGAGTGTTCTGCATTATAAATTGCTTCAAGTTCCTCATCTGATGATTTCAGTTGAGAAGTGCTCTCAAAGCCAGACTTATCATAGTTCCAGTAACCATCTACTTTACGAATCTTCAACATGAAGTTTGCACCTTCCCACAAATCAAATGGGTTGATTGGTTTTTCATCTGGAAACTCTGGTTGCATTGCTTCCATGAGTTTGTCAAAGATTTTCTTACCAAACTTGTACAACATCACCTTACCGTTATTTTCTGGATTCATTCGATCCTCAACAACATAGATGTTTGCATAGTATGAGAGTTTACGCTTTTGTTTACGAGCGATTTCTTTATCACTCTCCACACCAGAGTTCCACAGTTGAGTATTGTACTCACTCACTGGGTCTTTCTGATTGAGTGTGGTAAGAGAGTTCTCAATATACCACTGTCCAGTTGGGCCTTGGAATGCATGATTCCAAACTCGTACCCAAGGCATCTCCTCACCCTTTGGTGCTGGTAGGAATCGGATTACTGCGTAACCGTTGCCTGCCTTGTCAACATTGGGTTTCCAGAGCCGTTCGTCAACGTATGACTTCTTTTCGGTTGTAGGGGAATCGTCCTTTTGGACTTGTTGAAGTAGTTTATCCAGAGAGTTCTGGTTTCTTAGTGCTGAAATAGACATATGTTTCTCCTTATGTGTATATGTTCCGTATGTTTAAGTATTTCACATTATTCATCATATAATAGTATATATAATACTACATCATCCAACCAAAGTCAAGAGATAAATCTAAATCTTCTAGTTCGATATACTGTAGATTATCATAGTCTTTCCACTCTTCAACGAACCGACTAGTTCCATCAGTTCCAAGTGGAGCAGGGTTTACTTTCCAAAACTTGACATCTGGGAATGCCTCAAAGTTTTGTTGGTGTTGTTTAATCCAGTTTACAGAGGGGGTCTCATTAGCATCTTGTGTGACGTAATTTGACGTTCCTTTGTATACGTTATTAACCAACCCTGTCGAACTACCTAAATCAAACCCAATTAGAAATACATCTGTTGGATTGTGATCTTCGATAGCCATTCTTACGGCGATTGGGCCTGCACTCCAACCAGCGTAATCTTCTGGTATCAGATAAACTTCATCGTTTTCCTCTACCCATGTTACCCACTGATGATGGTTTCCCATCTGTTGTCGTAACAAAATCTCATCTAATTCTTCCCCTCTATCTGATGCAATCTTCTTTGCCAGTTCTACTAATCGCATCATCTGATTGGGGTCTGTTCCATTCATAACGAATTGTGTTCTACCCTGCTTTGGATTTTCTGAATGAAGTGATTTGTGCCAACCTTCAAATAGATTGATATCAACTATCATCTCATATGCATCGCCAGGCAGTTTAGTCCATGAACGAAAATAACATTTATTCTTTAATGCATAACCATTTGAATAAACTTCATGCATCATTCCACCATCGACACAAATTAGTGCGTCTGGTGTGAAGTCACGATAGAGCGCATTACATCCATAGACCACACCCTTTGTTTTAAGATCGTCTAAGTCTACACTCTTTCGTGATTCACCATTACCAATTATAAAAACAGCACTCATTACTTATATGTAACCTTCACGTTTTTATATGCCTGATCCCATTCTTCTGTCGTTGCATCCCAAAGTTTCTTCTTTGATTCTTCATATGTTCCATCGCCAGTATACTTAGTATGCTCATCAAAAGAATGTTCAGGCACGATGTCCAGATTACCATCAAAATTAAATCCAACTGCCTTGAGATACAACTCAAACTGTTCTAACATATCAGTCAAACTTGCTTCGCTAGAAACAGTAAACTCTACTGTAGTTGGCAGTTGTTCTGGATAAGTATTTTCATAACTAAATTTATGCATTACAATTTCTCCATTAGTGGGAAGATTTTTGCAATT